GATATCTCGTCGAGCTGTTCCTGCTGCTTGACCATCAGCTCCGGCATAACCGGTTTGCCGTCCTTGTCAATGAGCCCCTCCAGCTTGGCGGTGATGCTGTCGTATTTCGTTTCCAGCGCTGAGAGGTCTGCTTTCTCTCCGATGGCCTTCTTGAGGGCATCTATGGATTGATTGATCTCGCCAGCGAGCTGTTCGACAGTTTTTTCTTCTTTTGCCATTTTTAAATTAAATTTTGATTGATAAATAAAAATCTCTTATCTTCTGTTCCTGGTCGAGTGGTTGCGGCTCATCATCGAGTGCTTCCGGCTGTTCCATCAGAGTTTTTAATTTGCCATAAAGTGCTTGTATTGTTTTGTGCTTCTCTTCGCTGTAATTTCCTTTACTCATCATTATTTCAAGATCTGAAAGGTTCTTTATTCCCAATAGAGGGGTCTGACTGTTTGCCCCCCATGCTGCAAGGGTACTGTACTCCCATAGACGCCATTCTGTAACTAACCTCGGATCTTGCTTGTCTCTTTTGATTGGATTTACCCTGACCGAATGCTCAAGGCTGCGGTTATTTTCTTTGAATAAGATATAGTCCTCATAAACATCTCTGACAATTTGCTTTTTTATGTTCATTTTTGATGTCGTCAGCACCCCATAATCATCTTCTATCATTTCAAGGGGCAGGCCAAGCAATATTGCTGTATCATGGTTAAAAAGATGTCTGAAACGATCAAAGTTTTCCTTGATGGTTTTTTGAAAACTTCCCTTGATGCTTATGTCCCCATCGCTGTCCTCATTGTTGAAGGCGTTGATGTATATCTGCACAACACCCTTTTTCTCATCAAGATCCTTGATCTGACAAGAAGTATTTTTAAATACCGTTGCTATCATGCTGCGAATAATTTTGCATTCTTTTTAAAATTCTGTTTTGCCCACAAAGGGCGTAAATTTTCCAGCGCCCATGCTTTTTTAAAACCCAGGCTTTTAGTATCCCTGATATCGAAAATTGAAAGCGGTATAATATGATCAATATGCCATTGTCCATAATTTTCCCATGTCATCCCCGGCTGGAACTGTTTTTCGAGATGCTGTTTTAAATCCACAAGAGTATATCCAACAATATCTTCCCAATGGCGGCCTGCCTTATTGCCTTTCAATGAAATTCGAATTGCCGTTCTGACATTATGATTTAACCGAAATACAGAATCTGTTTTTCTTTTTTTGTTATATGCTTCATTTATTTCATTTCTATGATTAGCTGCATATAACCTTGAGATCTTATTGAGTCTTGTTTTATTTTTTTCGTGATATTGCCTGTTATACTTATTTCTTTTTGATCTGTTCTTTTCATGGTAAATCTTTCCAATCTCACATTTATGAGACTTGGCCTTTTCATAATATTCTTTGTGGTAATGAGAGTAACATTCTTTACAGATGTTGACATGACCATCTTTCTTATCTTTTCTCACATGATAATCTGATAAATATTTATCCGCCTTGCATTTAATGCATATTTTTGTCAATTCATCCATTTACATCTCATTTTATGATATATTTTATTATCGTATTTCTTCGTATGTTGAGCAGAGGCAGTTGATCGTATTCCAGGCGCTGCCTTTGGGGTCGCCTGGGTATTGGAGGTGTTCGCCTCCTATCTCAAAGTCGTCATAGAGATCCACCTTCTGGCCGTCGGCTGCTTTGTGCGGATCGCGGCTGTCTTTCACGAAGGCGCTCATCCATACTTTGTTCATCTCTACGCCGAGGCTCTTAGTCCCCTCCAGGCTTCCCCAATTGGCAGCCCTGTTGACCTCGGTGCGGACGATGCGTTCGGTCCGGTAGTATTTCGCCTCATGCCAGGCGCTGCTGATCCGGTCCCGGAGCATAGTCTGTGCGGCTCCGCCTCCGAGTCCCTGGTCGAGGATCTCCGGGGTGATATCCCGTAGCAGTCCCATGATCAGCTCTTTCGAGGTGTCGCCTACGGCGGTGATGGTCATCCCGGCGTGCTTCTCCAAATAAATGAGTGCTTCCCGGGTGATAAGATCTTCAAAGATCTCATCGTCGTCGGCCTTCTGGGATTTCTTCCATTGTCTCCTCTTGCGCATGGCAAACGGCACGGCGACGGTCAGGTATAGTCTCTGGTAGGCATCCTGGATGGGCTGGTTGTCCAGCGGGGGGACCTGGAGGTCCCGGATGTCGCTGGTTTCCTGGATCCGGTCGTACAAAGGCTGGATCTGCTTGTCAAAGGCTTGGGCAAAAATGGAGCGTAGCCGGTAGCGATATACTGACTTGGCGTGATCTTCTATTTTCCAAAGCCTGCGGCGGTCCATTACATTCTTCCCTCCATGTTTCGGTCCTGGTAATATTTATCACCTCTGTCAACTCCGAGGTCCTCGGCCAGGCCGGCTGGCATCCTGTTGACGTTGGTGTAGCGTATCTGCATCTCCGGCAGCCCTGTCGTCTCCTCTCCCATAAATTCGAGGTATTGGTCTCCGGTGATGATGCCGTCGGTGAACATCTGACTTACCCATTTAACTTTTTCTGCCTTATTCTCCTGCAGGCATTCAACCTCGCTGTAATCCGGCTTAAGCCAATAGTCGCCGTATGCCTTCAGTATCTTGTCAAAGCCGGCGCAAAACTGGAGCACATCCGGTATGAGCCTGTTGGTGTACATGGCCTTTTCGGCCTGGAGCTGGTTGTTGTATGTTGAGCCCTTGGTGTCGTTAAAGAGCTGGCTGGGGACCTGGAGGATGTTGCAAAACACCCTGAGTCCGTGTTCGGCCGTGTTGATGACGTCCATCTCCCGGAGGTTGTCGTAGCCTATTTTGGTGTAGTTCATTTTTCCCAGGGTAAAGATGGGAATGGCGACGTTGTCTACTCCGGTGTATTTGGTCCGGTAGCGCTCACGAAATTTGGCCTCTTGCTCCTCGGTTGTGTCGGTGGCGTACTCGTCCTCTTTTGAAAGGATACCTGGGGGATGGCCGAATTGGTACATTTTGGCTGTCATCTGGTCTCCGGCGTTCTGTGCCGCGATGATGTTGGCGGCTACCTTTACCGGGGACATGCCCATGAAGTTCTGCCCTCCGGCGTAGTTGAGGGTGGGAGCAAAGCGCTCATGCCATACGTCGGTTGGATCTATGCGGTAGGTCTGGTTAAGGTCCAGGGTGTAGGCTCCTATCGGCTGGCGCCATCCGGCGCTCTTGATGGTCACATCCTGGGTGGGCATGATGATCATGCCGTCGCGGGTGAGCTTCCCCTTGTTGAGTCCGGCGCTCAGGCGGGGGGCGTAGACGATGCCGTTGCCGGTGATGTAATGGCTGACGGCCCAGTGGCGGCAAAATTCAAAAAAACTCTGGTAATAGTTCGTCTGCTCCCGGAGGCGGTCCACCTCCTTGTCCTCTACCTCAGCCCATCCCTTGGGGGTCTTGCGCATCAGCTTGGCCTCGTCCAGGAGCCTGGCAAACATCGAGGCGAGCTTCGTCACGATGGCAAAGACGTCAGGGTTTCCTTCGTAGCCCTGGTCGATGTAATCCTGCATCCTGCTGTCCTTGCTCAGGGCCATGCTGGGGGAGAGGAATTCGTAAAGCGCCCGGTAGAGCTGGTTCTGCTCGGTGACCTTGATCTCCATCTGTGATATGAGCGCCTTCTGCTGCTCGATGACCTGGAGGCTGGTCTCGGCTATTCTTTTGTATCTGCTGTTGAATATCAGGCCCATACGTTGGTGTTTATCTTTTGTTTCGTCCACATAAAAAAGTACCTTCCGGCGTCGATCAAATGGTTAAAGGCGTCTATCGGGATCCCGGCCTTCGTGTCGGACCAGATGTAGTTGTTGATCTCTTTCTGCAGGTTGTAGCTCGTCTCGGTTATCACCAGCTCGTAGCCCTGCATTTTCTTCAGCCATTCGCTGACGGTTCCGTCTTTCTTGACCGGCATCACGTTCAGCCCCAGGCGTGCCGGCCCGTCCTTCTTGCGGAGGTCCGTTATGGTCCTGGGGTCGGCGCAGTCGGCAATGATGAGGCTGGTTGCGCTGGGGACGGCCCTCAGGACGACCTTTCTCAGGTCGTCGGTCGACTGGCCTGTGTTGTAAAAGCATTCATCCATGTAGATCTTCCTGCGTCGCTCATCGACGGCCACCCTGACCATCGCGTCCGGATCCGGGTGGTAGCCGAAATCCAGGCCGAAGCCGTAGGGGAGGGTGCTGTCAAATTCTCCTACGGTCCAGTTGGTAAAGATCTGGCCCTCCAGGATGCCTATCTCTCCTTCGCCGTAAACGCGCACCCAATTCTCAAAGCCTGGCTTGTCGTATTTGTTCAGTATCTTCTGGCGCTCGATGTCGCTCAGGTAGGTGTTATCTCGCCAGGTGCTGTGGATGTAGGCGTGCGGGAAGTTCGGGATGACCTCCGTGTGCACCCAGAATTCCGCTGTCGGGTTGAAGTCCATGATGGTGCATTTCCGGGTGCGGGTGTGCATCTGATCAAAAATGTCGTAGGTGATCTTCTTGTTCGCCTCGTTTATGTAGAGGATATCCCGGCGCGGTCCGTGTACCTTCGCCAGGTTCCCTTCGATGCCAAAGAATTCTATTGTGCTCCGGCCCAGGCGGTAGGTGTACTCGCTCTTGTTGCAAATGTCGCCGGGGTTGTATCCCATGTCCAGGAGGATCCTGTCAAAGTCGCGGATGGCTCCCATCTTCAGGTGCGGCAGGGCGTAGCTCACCACGGAGATAACCAGCGGCTCCTCTGCCTGCCTGGCGACGAATGCCAGGAGCTGGAGGATGGACCAGGTCTTGCTGCTCCCGGTGCTGCCCTGGTTGATGATGAGGTTCTCGCCTGCAGTGTAGGCGTCCAGGTTCTTGAAAAATATGTCAGTTAGCCGTAGGTCCATTACTTAAAAATTTCTCCAGCTTGTCGGCATTCTCCTTCGAGCTGACGATGATGTTTGTTGGCGCCGGTATCCCGGTGTGCTTTGTTTCGCTGCTTTCCACGTAGCCGCGTTTCTTGCATTTTGTTTTGGCCAGGAAGATTAGGATTGTCGGGTTCTCCTCTTGAATGCCCAGCTTTGCCAGCTTGGCCTCTATGGCATCCATGTATGCCTCCTCATAGTCCTTGCTTTCCAGCCTGGCCTTAAACTCCGGGTCTTTTCTTGCCCATTCGTAGACGGTGTTCCGGGAGCGGATCCCGGCGGCCCGGCAGGCAGCGGTGACGTTGCCGAAGGTTTTACCCATCGCTTCAATGAAGGCTTCCTTTTTCAGCTCTGTATCTTGCTTTGCTATTCGCATCTTTTTTTCTCCTTTTAGTACTTTGATGTACTCTTAAAATGGTACGTCGCTGAAGTCGGTCACTCTCTGGCGCCGGCTTCTGGCTGCTGTTGGTCGGCTGCCACCTCCCCGGCGGCCTCCTCTACTACTCCATGCCATAATTTTGCCCTCCTTACTGATTTGTTAATTGTTTTGAATTTCGCTATCACCCGGTCGTTCATCCCGGTGACGAAGTCGTATATTTCCTTGCTGTCATGAATTGCGATCTGCTCCATGTTTCCGCTGCTCCGCAGATTTGCGCTGCCGTGGATGCAGAGGTGGATCCCGTTGGTCAGCCTGGCCACGGTGATCTTTGTGTGGTTCCCGGAGACGGCCATCTGGAATCGGTTGTCTATGTCGAGTTCCCGCTGGATGTAGGGTATCAGCTGGCGGCGCTCGTGAGCATAGAAATAGTCACTCACGGTAAGGTTCAGCTCCTTGATGTAGCCCTTTAAAAGCAGGGTTGCCAGGCTGTCCACGTTCTCCTGGCTCATGCTGAGGGTGGTTATGTCCATGCGGTAGGCCCGGATCAGTTTTTCTGTAAAGAGAGCCTCTATCAGATCGCCGAATATAAAGCTGCCGTCTATTATGCCGAAATAGCTCATCCCTGGCTCGACGGCGATCTTCCCTGCTGTTCGTTTTGCGTTTTTCCAGAAGTCCGGCTTTGGTTTGAAAAGCGGCGGCTTGATAAAGCGGGTGTTGACGTCTGCCTCTGCTTCCGTATCAAAGAATCCTTCCGGGTCAAATTCAAAGTCAAAGGAATTTTCCAGTTCGTCAAAGTCAAAGTCAGTATTTATGTTTTCGCTCATGCTGCTGCCGTCTCTTTTATGTTTTTCCTGTATGGTTGTCCGTTTCGCTCTATGGTTATGTCTGGCTGGAGCTTCTGCATCCTGTCAGTACCTCCCTTTGTAAGGGCATCTTTATAAATAGATTCCTCGATCAGAACTACTCCTTCAGCTTTTTTTTGCTCGGAAAATGTCGTAAAATCTATATTATTGTCCTGCCTGCATCGCAGGTAAAGTGTATCTGTTGATACTCCAAGTTTCGAAGCAATACCAACAGCGGAACAATGTGCTTTTAAACACTCTCCCACTGTCTTCCAATCTATCACTGCCTTAGGACGTCCTGCCATAGTTTAGATAATTTCGGATAAAAAGGTCTTTTTTTCTTTATATATACATCTCCTTGATTTACTGTCTGTTATTTTATTTAATATTTTAAGACCTTTTTATCTTTTATTATTTCAAACACTATCTTTATCTCCTTGCAGATCGCTTCTCTCATGTTTTTATCCTATACGGATAGCGGAAAAAGAGACGGGACAATTCCCGGGACTGCACATCCGCATCAGCATACACAATTCGGCTCCTAACTCCCAGGGCTGTTATCCTTGAAAGAGACGGATTAGCTTTGATCGTTTTACCGTTTTCCCGTCTGGTCTGATTTTTGCGAGGCGCTTTCCTTCCTCCCTGCAAGTCCCCGGTCATCAGATTAGCGGATGTTGCCGGGACTTTATTGTCAGACAGGTGTAATACTGATAATATGACCGGAATACAAGGGAAAAACTGTGTCAAAAACCCGTGTTTGCTCTGTTTTGGATCAATATTCCGGCGCATTGTTATACTGTGGCTGTTGCTCATAAATGTCTATAATATTTATTTTCAGCTTATTAGTATTTTTTTAACGGTTTTTACCGTTTTTTGTAGTTTACTCTATTTTTTTTAAAAAGTTTCGTTTCCTTAAAAAAAGATTTCAACAAGCGGGTTTTTTTCTTTATCTCTCCCCCCTCCTACCTCCCCCCTCCCTTATTTTCGGGGCAAAACAAAAAGGGCCGCCTGGTGTGGCAGCCCTTCTCTGACCTCGCTAAAATAATCACTGTTCTCTCATAGGCAGAAAGTGTTGGTTAAACATAAAATTTATCTGTGTGTTTTTCTTATCAGCAGGCAGGAGAGGTGGTGTGGCTGCGTGCGGTATGTCCTGATGGGGTGCTTCAGGCTGCGGCCCTGCAGCCAGGTCTGGCCTTCAAATAGCCGGTAGTATTCCTGCTTCACTATCTTCAGTTCCGGGTTGTCGGTCAGCCAGCGGTCCAGCTCCCTGCGTGAGAATACCTGAGTCAGCTTCTCACCCTGGGCTATGCCGTAGTGCTTTTCGTTGTATGGGAATGTCAACACCAGGTAGCCTCCCGGAGCCAGCAGCGCGCTCATCCCTTTCATGGCCTGGCTGGTCTCTGGTATGTGTTCC